TTTGCTTTCTTAAGATTTGGATTTCCTAAATAATTATTATTATTCATCGTTTATCAACTTTCAAAAATTGTTGTAAATCTTTAGTTGAACCCACAAACAATGTATTATTTGTAACATTTTTAGGACCAGTTTTACTTTCAATATCTTTTATCTCTAACCTAGTTTTTTGCATATCCAAGAGTTCTTTATTTACGTCACTGGTTGCTTTTAGAATTTGACCAACAACTTCAAATGCTCTAGACTCATCTGATTGTTTTGCAACTTCTAAAATATGATCTAATGCATCAGTACCTTTTTCTATCAATTTGTGATACGTTTCACGACTCTTTAAATAATCTTCTTCCAAATCAGTTTCATTATCAACAAGAACTAATTCTCCCTCAACTTCTGGCTCTATCTCAACAACATCTGAAACTTCAAAATCTAATAATTCAGTCATATCTAATTCTTGTTCTTTCATTATTCTGTTACCGTAGTATCTGTACCAGTTTGAGTATCTGCTGTTGCTCCAGTTGGAGTTGGAACTGTAACTATTCTAGCAGTTGCATTAACCATTGCTGTTAGAGGATCGTCAATTTCAGACAAAACAAATGGAATTACATCCCTACCGTATATTTGAGTAGTTGTCTTAGTAATAACTTTAGATGTTTTTATAGGACCATATAGATACATTTTAACATTAAAAGTAAATGACCATATAATATACCTTCTCTCTGAAAAATCTCCAGTCCATGCATCTTCTTGATTGACTGATTCTAACAATATAGGCATGTCATAATCAACTACATCATTTATAGTCAATGCAAATTCTGGTGTAAAAAAAGGTAAAATTTGTTCAGTAATTTTCAAACCATCTTCTGTAGTAGTAACATATGCTGACAATGTAATACTCATATTATAAGGAACCCGTTGCCAATTATATGTTGCTGACGTTGAATCTACCGCAGTAGTACCTTGCCGAACTACAGTAGATAATTTTCTCATTGGATCATAAGTGGTACCAGTCCATTCAAAACTCAATCTAGGAACTGTCATTTGTACAGGAGTATGGGCACCACCAGAATCTAAAATAGCATTAAATTTTGAACGAGGACCATAACTCAAAGGAATTTTATAAACTTCCTTGCTTTCATCAGTCGAAGCCGCATCATCTCTAACTATAGAAATATTATTAAATAATGTGCCAAATGCCACTAAAACTTTTCGGAAAGATTCATTATAAAATGTTGTTCCTAACATTAGAATTCTCCAAATGGATTACTTTCAGTAAAATCAATAACATTAGCACCTTCCGTTTCAAACTCTAACGTATCTGACAACAGATCATTAGCCATAGTATCAGTATCTACAACAGTTATAGTCCAACTAGCAGTATTAGTAGGTCCTGTGATTGGAATTGTACTAGATGCAACAAAATCTCCAGACCGATTAATCACAGTTAATGTAGTTCCAACAAACGTAAGTACTTCAGCAGTAATTGTACCAGCTGCTAGTGCTTGTGACACTATTTCTCCAACAACAAAAGAATTTGTGCCTCCACTCTCTAAGGTCAGCGCTGTTTGTTGTGCAAGAGAAGTTTCAATAGCATCAATATCAGTTACTCCAGTATCAAAATCTTGATCTTCATATCGGAATAATGATGTTGATACTTGATATACATAATTTTTACCCACTTGAAAAAATGGAACTTCATCTTCAACATATGTTACTTCAAATAATTGTTTAGAAAATGGAAAATAAATTAAATCTCCTTCTCTGGGTCTAGTAATAGTAGAATCCGCTGCAGTTACAACTTCAGTAAATCTAATTTGTGAAATAGTAAATTCTGCTGTATCACGAACTTCAAATCCAAATTGTCCAATTGTATCTCCTCCACCAAATCCTTCTAAAGAACCAAGATAAACTTCTATTGTATATGCATCATCAAAATTACTAACTTCAGCATCATTTAAAATAGTATCCATATTCAATTGTGTTCTAGGAAGATATTGTACATCCATACCAAAATTTTTAATAGACTCATTCACCATACTTTGAACTAAATAATGTTCATTTGTATTTGTGAGTATAGTATGAGAGAAAAATTTACTTATTGCCATAGATTATCCTACTAAAAATTGAGGCATTTCTTCATACCGCATTTGCATTTCAGATTCTAAAGTTGCAAGTTCTTCTGTTGCACCACTAAGAATTCCACTAGCATTATATGTAACTCCACCAGGAAGTGTAATACCATCATATTTTATAAGATTTTCACCCCATTGCTTTTTGAGCAATGCTGTTGCATATTGTTTTAACCATCTATCATTATATACAGATGCATTAGGTCCAATAATTGCATAAGATTCAATACAAATATATTCATCAACTTTTACATCATTATCCCAATCCATATAAATATATAATTTATTATCATGTCTGTCAAAATCAAAAGGATGTGTTCCACTTATAAGATGATCAATAGTAGATAAATGTTGCATCACCATAGTATAATGCAATAATTCTACATCCATTAAATCAAACAAATCAGTTAAACGTAATTGATAATTAAGATCAAACATATTAACTGTTCCGGAACTACTATTAGAAATTGGGAAAATCTTAACAATTCCAGTAATAGTATCAGAAGACATACCACTAACAGTAATATATTTATTATCAATATCTGTTTGTGTTATTTGATATTTTAAAAATACCCGCTTTATTGCATCATAATGATATTCCTGATAATATTGTAATGCATCATCAATTCTATCTTGAATTTGCGAGGCATTTGTATCACTCGCATAATCATTTGAAATATTTGTAGATCCATCTGGATTAGTTGTTTGTCCTTCAACATTAATATCAATGACAGGATTCCCCAATCTACGTAAACAATAATCAATTAATTTTACTCTAGTATCTGGTCCAGCCATTACATGGTTCCTCCGTCTTTAACTTGATTTCCTTCTGAATCAGCTGCTCCACCTCCAATTTCTGCTCTCTCCCAAAATCCTTCTGGAGTATCAGTAACTTTTGAAAATGATAATACTCCTTTACATTTTGCTATATCAATTTGATCTTCTACTACATCAACCGTAACATTAGAGCCCAACACAACTCCTGATGCACTAGATCCTCCATTGATAGTTATCTTAGAACTTCCTGCGACAATATTATTTCTAGACACTGTAGACAACGCATTTGTTCCATTTCCAATTAAAACTTCATTCGTAGTGAATGATACTGTTCCTGTCCCACCATCATCAACAGAAATATAATCCCCTGCAACAAATTCTCCAAGAGCATCTACAACACCATCTTCCCTAAATAATGCTTTGACTGGTATTTTAACTGGCATAATTTAAAACTCCGGCCCATCATAACTACCAAAATCATCTGCGGCTTCTTCAAACATAGCATCTGAAATTGCAGGACCTATACGTCCAAAAGGCAAATATCCCTTTAACAATTCTAATTCTACTTGAGATTCTTGCACTTCTAATTTAATTGTGTTATAACCTAATATTGAATTATTATTTGTTGTTGCTAAAATAATATCACTAGAATTTAATTTATTTAAACCTAACGGTTTTAAAGGTAATGAATTATTTCCAAGTAATACTGTAGTCGGGGCAACATAATTTATTCCAAGTCCTCCATTTTCAACTGATATTCCATCATCTTTCTGCAAATTTCCAAAACCAAGTATAGTATTATTTGATTTTATTGCTACGAGTGGTTTTGCCATTATAGTATTATTTCTCCGCAATCTACAAGAAAATCATTAGTTACTATTGAATACGTTCCTAATTTAAATGTTATTTCTTCCTGTTCAGCAAGAGGATTTATTTCAGCTGAAGTTAATATTGTTGCAGTTCGTAATGAATTAGAATCAACATTTGAATTTTGAGCAAATAAACTTCCAGCTTGAACAAATTCTCCAGTTTTATACTGTAACACAAAGTCTGTTGTATTATTAGTTCCAGTAATTACAAGTCCAGTTGCAGTAGGAATATTTATATTACCTTGATAAACGATTTCTCCTTCAAAAAAATTAGATGGAGATCCTCCTGCAATAGGACGTGAATCAAGTATTATTTTAATAGCAGAAGTAAAAACTGATATTTGATCATCAGTTCCTAAAATTTTCTTTTTTATGTATTTAGGATCGCTAACAGTTGCATTTCCAATCAAAAATTCTGCGCTGGAAACACCTGAATTGCCAGTGCCGCCATGTTTAACAGAAATATACTCACTTGTTTGATATTCTGCTAAACCTGTGGCGGTATTATTTGTGTAATCAACTCTTACTGGAGTTTTTTCTGGCATATCTTAGATTAATAATTTAAACATCGAAACTAGTTTCAACATCAGGAACATCATCTTCTTCTAATGTTCCTGTTTCCAGATTATAAGTATATTGCTTATCTGGATCTCCTCCATTTTCAGTAATCACTCCATTGATAAATCCTTGAAAATCTTTTTCCAATTCACTAGTCGCATATTTCTGCGCCTCAATTTTTGCATATGATTTTTGAATTAATTCAACGTGTGTCTGAACCTGGATCTGCTGAGTTTCATTTAAGATTATACTCACTTCACTCTCTCCTTTATTAGACTGTTATTTCATCATCATCCTCAGTTTCATCCCCAAATTTAAAATTCCCTGTTGGGTCAATATCTGCAGCTGTTGGTCGTTGCGATTGCGGCTGTGGTTGCCTACTATTACTACCAGCTTGCCCCAACTGCTGTTGTTGTGCTTGTTGTTGTTCTTCTGTCACAATTTCCAATGAACCACTATCGGTATTCAACGTATACTGCAAGTTTGGATCACCACCTTTCTGTTGGATGTGAACATTAATTAGATCACGGAAATCGTTTTCTAATTCACGAGCGGCATATTGTGCCGACTCCAATTTGCGATATGCTTTTTGAATCAAATTGATATGCGTTTGTGCTTCCGTCAACTCAGTGTCTGACAGTTGAATACTGCTATCACTTGTTGTTTGTTCATCGTGTGAATGGACTTCTTGTTCTTCTATAGCCATTATTATACTCCCTTTTATACTTCTCTTATATTACTGAAACGTGAATCCTGTTTCATTATTTCAATTACAAAATCTTCATACCTACTCTTATTTATATCACCAATTAAATCATCAGTAAAATTAACTTCTATTATTTTTTCTGATATGTCACCAGAAAAAATAATTTTATAGAAAAAATTCAATGAAATAAAATTGTCATCATCGGTTCTACACCAAATATACCTTACGCTAGTCAATTTAACTGTGACATCACTTTGACTAACTTCACCTTCTTGATAATCTGCAATAAATTCCACTATACGCACTCCCTAATACTTAAATAATGCTTTCTCAAGTAACATTTCTACTTGAGCAGTCAGAGAATCAATTTGTTTTTGTTGCTTGTCAATAATTTCCTGTTGTTCCTTAACTGCTTCTACCAATAATGGGGTTATTTTCTCTGGCATTATCGTTTTATACTTTTCATCCCAAGTAACTTCTCTGTCTAAACCATGTTCAAGACCAGATATTGCAACAGCTGTGGGAACAACACACTCAAGTTCTTGAGCAATAAAACCTATAGTTCTTTCTTTTTCGTGCGGTGTATATTTAAGTTTACAAGTGCGAATATAATTTAAATCCCAATCAAATTCAACACCTCTTAGACGTTTAACTTTAGTTATTGCACAACCAATAGTAAGTATATTACACTTCAATCGACAATCAGAAGTATTAAACGTTCCTGCCCCGACAGCTGTCATTCCACCATTAGTATAAACATAATCACCACTATCAAAAACACCCAATCCCATCCAACCAGCTGTTGAATTTGTGATCATATAACCAAGAGCTGATGAACATGCACCAGATGCAACATTACCATAACCCAAAACAAGACCTCTTGCACCAGTTGCACAAGACCAGTATCCCACCGCAGTCGAACTATCCGTATTAGCTTTTGCATTTTGACCAAACGCAGCTGCTCGACATACCGCACCAGCAGAATATCCAGACGCTGTTGAACATCCTTCGGTTGCACAAGTTTTCCATCCAAATGCAGATGAATTTACACCAGTTGCACAAGTACAATAACCAACAGCAACCGATCTAAGAACACATGCACAACTTCTATGACCAAACGCACTACTATATGATCCCTCTGCCTTTGTAATATAACCAGATGCAGTTGCGCCACTTCCTGGCCCTGCCGTATTATAAGTACCGAGTGCTGATGTATTTGAACCAACAGCACAATTCCATGACCCAACGGCGACAGCACTATTACCATCTTTGGCTAAATTACTATAACCAGCAGATATCGAATATGATGAATCTGCCTCAACAATAGAACACAATCCAATAGCAATTGATCTTGCCGCCAAAGCACATGCTTCAAGTCCAAACGCCTGAGATGCATCATTAGCTGCACAAGCGCACCAACCCACTGCTGTTTGACAGTTACCACCTCCACCCGCTCCATACCCACTTGCTCTACTTTCAAATCCAATTGCCGTTGCACCAATACCTAATGCATTAGAACTCTTACCAACAGCTGTTGAACTCGCACTAGACGCTATTGTTGAAGTACCAAGTGCAATCGCATCAGTACCAGTAGCATTATTTGACACACCAGCAGAAATACCTGTTAGGTTACTTCCGTCGCCGTAGAAACCTGTTGTAGCACAAATTGTTGGTGCATTAACACAATGACTAACCATCATATACCCACAACGACACCAATTACTCAAATTCGCAGATGAACGAACTATACAACCTGTTGCTTCTAAACTACCACTCTTGCTTCTCCAATAATTACGGAATTGACCACTATTTAAATGAAGCGCATGTTGGTAATCATGATCCGAATCAACAAAAGCAACTGTTGGTGCATTCCCAAAAATTTTCAGACCACCACCCCAATTGGTAGAACTAGAATCCCACCAATCATAACAAATACAGACACCACGTTGATTTGTTACATTCAACCGTTCATGCCCTGCCTGTGATTTGACAAAGAAAACTTTACTATCGGGATAACTGCTTTCACTTGCAGTTGTTTGTACACGAATATTAGTGCCAGTGCCATTACCCATGATACCAAACTCACCATTGGCACATATATGATTTCCACCGTTGACTGTACCCCAAAGGTATCCATCAATACTAATACTTTTAGTAGCAGTAGCACAAACTATTGGTGAGCAAACACTAGTATCAGCTTTAATAATTGGAGCATAGGAACCAGCACTTAAAGCATTATCAATATTCGTAGAAGTTATATTCATTGCTGGAGTTCCAGAACCAGAACCGTGATTTAATGTAACAAGTTGAGGATCACCAATACTACTTGTATACTGTACATAAAGATCATATGCATTGTTAACATTATCATAAGATAGACAGGAATCAGTGGTTGAATTAGTAACATTACAAAATGAACCACCCTGTAAAGATCTACCATAATAAGTTAATCCACCTCTAAGCCAAATGTAAGATCCACA